ATCAATATACATCTTCTATCCCAGTAGCTGCTAGTGGTTCATTTACAGGCGCTACAGGTGATATAAAAGGTGGAGCTGCATTTTATAATAGCATTACTACAGCAACTAATACTCAAGGTTTAGAAACAGCTAACTATACAAACATGATCAATTTATTAGCAAATAAAGATGATTATCAATTTAATGTATTAGTTACTCCAGGCTTATTTGATTCGTTAAACACAAGTGCTATAAGTACAATTATTACAAATACTCAACAACGTGGTGATAATATTTTTGTATTAGATCCAGTAGTTTATGGTCAAGCTGCTTCAGGTGTAATTACTCAAGCATCTAGCCGTGATACTTCATACGCTGCAGAATACTGGCCTTGGTGCCAAATTCAAGATCCAGCAACTGGTAAAAACGTTTGGGTTCCTGCTTCAACAATGATTATAGGTGTTTATGCTTATAATGATACAGTAGCAGAACCTTGGTTCGCACCTGCAGGTATTAATCGTGGTGGTTTAGGAACAGTATTACGTGTTGAACAAAAATTAAATCAAACAACTCGTGATTCTCTTTACACTGGTAAAGTAAATCCAATTGCTACTTTCCCTGGTCAAGGTATTGTAGTATACGGACAAAAAACATTACAAACAAAACCATCAGCTCTTGATCGTGTGAATGTAAGACGTTTGTTAATTTCTCTTAAATCTTATATCTCTCAAGTAGCAAATAACTTAGTATTTGAACAAAATACAGCTGCTACAAGAAATATATTCTTAAGTCAAGTAAATCCATATTTATCTTCTGTTCAACAAAGACAAGGTTTATTTGCATTTAAAGTAATAATGGATGAAACAAACAATACAGCTGATGTAATAGATAGAAATCAGTTAATTGGTCAGATTTATGTTCAACCTACTAAAACGGCTGAATTTATCTACTTAGATTTTATCATTACTCCAACTGGAGCTACATTCCCAGCTTAATAAAAAATAATTATCTTCCCTCTGAAAAATGGGGGAAGATTTTTTAAAATACAATACGTATAATAAACAATAACAAAACTAAACAAAATATAAAATGGCAGTATTATCACCAAACGAAATATTTTTTACAGCATTTGAACCAAAGGTAGCCAACAGGTTTATTATGTATGTAGATGGAATCCCTTCATACACTATTAAGCAAATTGCTGCTGTATCTGTAGATATGGGAGAAATTGTATTAAACCACATTAATGTTTACCGTAAAATTAAAGGTAAAGCTAAATGGGGAGATATGCAAATGACATTATTTGATCCAATCACTCCATCTGGTGCTCAAGCAGTAATGGAATGGGTGCGTTTACATCATGAATCTGTAACTGGTCGTGATGGTTATTCTGATTTTTATAAGAAAGATATAACTGTTAACGTGTTAGGTCCTGTTGGTGATGTTGTTTCTGAATGGATTATCAAAGGTGCATTTATTAAATCTGCAAACTTTGGTGAATACAATTGGGATACTGAAGCAGCAGCTATAAACCTTCAAGTTACTTTAGGAATGGATTACTGTATCTTAAATTACTAAGATTTTAATAAAAATAAAATTAAGCTTGCCATTTGGTGAGCTTTTTTTATCTTACAATATGTATAATAAACAATAAAGTTATTTAAATAAGAATTATGGAACAAGTTACAAACACAACTCAAGAAACACCCAAATTTAATTTCCTAACAGAAACAATTGAATTACCTTCAAAAGGTTTACTTTATCCTAAAGATAATCTTCTTTCAAAAGGAATAATTGAAATAAGATACATGACAGCAGCTCATGAAGATATTTTAACTAACCAAACATATATTCAAAAAGGAAATGTACTTGATAAATTAATGCAAGCGTTAATTGTAACTCCTATTAATTATGATGATTTAATTGTTGGTGATAAGAATGCAATTATGATTGCTTCTCGTATTTTAGGTTATGGTAAAAATTACAGTTTTACTTACAATGGACAAGAAGAAACAATTGATTTAAGTAATATTGATAATAAACCATTTGATACTTCATTAATTACTCCAAACACAAATGAATTTTCATTCACATTACCTAATACAAAAGCAGTTGTTACTTTTAAAATATTAACTCATTCAGATGAGAAAAAAATAGATGCTGAATTAGAAGGTCTTAAAAAAATTAAAAAAGACTCATCTCCTGAATTATCAACTCGTTTAAAATATATTATCACTTCAGTAAATGGAGATTCAACAGTCAAAACAATTCGAGATTTTGTTGATAATCAACTCTTAGCTATGGATTCTCGAGCATTAAGAGAATATATTAAAAAAGTTCAACCAGATGTTGACCTAACTTTTTTTCCCGATGGGAATGAAAAAGCCGTCAACATTCCAATTGGACTTAACTTTTTTTGGCCTGACGCAGGGTAATGCTCCTGAATATAGACTTTATTTATTTAATCAAATTCATCAAATAGTATTTCATGGTAGGGGTGGATATGACTGGAATACAGTCTATAACATGCCTATTTGGTTAAGAAAATATACTTTCTCAGAAATTAAAAAGCATTATGATGAAGAAAAACAAGCACATGAAAATACTAATAGTGGTAAAAATGTAGCTATTGGTACAGACGGATTAGTTAAAGATCGTAGTTTATTTCAAAATCAACAACAAACTCCACAAAAACAACCTGTTATTTCTAAACCTGGTATATCACCTAGAAAATCAGTTAGCTACAAGTAATTCTTGTAGCTTTCAATATTTATAACAAAATATTTTTATAATGGCTAGTAAAGAAGAGTTAGAAAATTTAAAAGAAATAGAGAAAATAAAAGATCTTATTTTAAAATTAAATGCTAAAGATCAACAATATTATACTAATATTTTAAATAGTTTAGGTGCTTCTGTAAATTCATTAAATGATTTTAAAAAACTAACTCAGCAAATTGGAGATGATCTAGATGAAGTAAGAAATGATTTAGATTATATATATAAGTCGTTTAAGGATAGTGTTAATGAATTAAGTAAACAAGATGTTTATTTAAACCTCCAAAAATCATCATTAAATAAATTAGGTAATATTGCTCGAGATACCCTAGATATAAGAAGAGGAGAAACATTATTTGAAGAAAAAAAATTTAAAAAACTTCAAGATCAAGCTAGAATAAATTTAGAAAACTTAGAACTTGTTAGAACTCATGGTAATCTTCAAGGTAAAGCTCAAAAAGCTCTTGAAGATCAAATTAAAACAGCTAAAGAACTTTTTAAAGCATTTAATGAAGTTTCAAAAGTTAATAAAGATACTATTGATAAATTAGGACTAACTCCTCAAATATTAGGAGGAATAGGGAAAACCTTATCTAAACTTGGACTCCCAGATTTAGGTTTTGAAGATGCACTAAATAAAACTAAAATGCTTGGTCAAGAAGCAGCATCTTTAGGAAAATCTTTTAACCCTCTAGCTACATATACTAAATTAGTAGCCCAAAATATTTCAGATCAATTTACCAAAGCAAATTTACTTCAATTTACTCTACTCCAAATAGTAAACACATTTAAAGCTTTAGATACAGGTATAGGTGAGTTTGCTAAAGGTATGAATATATCATACCAAGATGCTGCTAAGCTTAATAATGAATTTAATAACATTGCTAACTCATCTATGGATGTAGCTGTTACTACTAAAGGCATTAGAGAAACAATGTTAGCTATGGGGCAGGCAATGGGTACTAATGCTACATTAAATGCTAAAGATGCTGTTACGATGACTAAACTTCGAGAACAAGCAGGATTTACTAATGATGAATTAGCAAAAATGCAAGAACTTACTTTAGCAACTGGTGGTAATTTAGAAGATAATACTAAAAATTTACTAGGAGCAGCAAGTATAACCGCTATGAATAATGGTGTGTTATTAAATGAAAAAGAAATAATGCGTGATGTAGCTAAAGCTTCTGATGCTACTAAGTTATCTTTAGGTGGAAGTACTGAAGCATTAGGTAAAGCTGCTGCTCAATCTAAAGCATTAGGTATGTCTTTAGAACAGGTTAATAACATAGCAGATTCATTACTTCAAATTGAATCTTCAATTTCAAATGAATTAGAAGCAGAATTATTAACTGGTAAAAATTTAAATTTAGAACAAGCCCGTCTATATGCATTAAATAATGATATGGAAGGGTTATCTAAAGAAATAGCTAAAAATTACGGAACTGCAGCTGAATTTTCTAAAATGAATAGACTTCAGCAAGAAGCTGCTGCTAAAGCAGTAGGTATGACTCGTGAAGAATTAGCAGGTACTTTAGTTAGAGCTGAAGCTTTAAAATCTATGAGTGGTGAGCAAGCTGAAAAAGCAAAACAAGCTTTTGATACTAGGGTTAAAGAAGTTGGTTTAGAACAAGCTCAAAAAGAATTAAAAGAAGGTCAACTCCAAAAAATGATGGAGCAACAATCAATACAAGAAAGATTTAATCAATCTATTGAAAAACTAAAAGAAGTATTTGTTTCGTTATTAGCACCATTAATGCCAGTTTTAGATATTTTTGCAATGATTCTAAAACCAATTGGAGCAATAGCCGGAGTTATAGGACAAATAGTAAAATTTACAATAGATTGGGGTAAGTATTTATTAATAGCTATTGGAGCTTATAAAACTCTTCAATTCTTTGGAGATATTGAATATAGAAGAACTATTTTAACTAATGCAGCTAAAAAAGTAGGATTAATAACTGATAAACAAGCTGCTGTTCAAGCTAAAATTACAGATATGCTTGGTAAAGATTATATTTCTAATGAAACTAAAAAGAACTTAATTAAAGAAAAAGGACTTTTTACTACTATCTCAGAAAATATACAAAAAAGATTAGGTTTAACTTTAGATAAAGAATCTTTATTAGGAAAAATAAAAAGCAGTGCTATTGCTGCTAAAGACTTTGTACTTGAAAAAAGCTCATTAGCTTTTAAATATACTAGAAATATATTAGAAGCAGGATATAATGCTATAAAAAAAATAGGTTCGGCAATAGCTAAAAGTGAATTAATGTTAAATATAGGTAAAGCAGCTATGGGTGCTATTTCTTCTTTATCTTCAATCCCTATAGTGGGTTGGGCACTAGGTTTAGCAGCAGCAGGTACTATAGCAGCTTTAGGATATAAATATATGAAAGGTGATGACATGATCTCCCCAGGCTATGGTAAACGTACATTAATGGGTCCTGAAGGAGCAATAGCATTAAACAATAAAGATACAGTAATAGCAGGTACAAATTTATTTGATAAAAAAGGAGATGATGTAGTATCTGAACCTGAAAAAATTACTGAATTTAAATCTGAAGGAGCAATTAGTGCTACTAGTGGTGGGATACAAATCGATTATAATGCTTTAGCATCAGCTGTAGTAAGTGCTCTTAAAAATGCTCCTATGACAGTAAATAGCACACTTATGTTAGATAAAGATGTATTAGCAAAACAAACAGTACAAGCAGTAAGTGATAATGCTACTAAAGTAGGTACAGCAGCTGCTGTAGGTACTTCTAAAATATAATATTTATAATAAATTAATTTAAATTAAAATACCATGGGATTATTAAATAAACTAACACTTCAAGGTTCTCCATATTCTATTGCAAATGGTGGCCCAGTAGCAACAAATATATTAGCTACACAACAATCTAAATTACATGCTGATGGTAGCGCTCCTGGATATTCACTTAATGGAGCAAATTTCTCTATTGTGAATGGTCAATATCAACAATATGTTGATGGTGTTGCAAACGTATTACCTCAACCTTCACAATTAGATACAAACGGAATAACTCCATCTCAGTACATCAATAACTTACCTGGATAATGTCATTAGTAAATCTTAGAACAAATTTCAAAGATTTAAAATATGGTCATGATAGAGAAGGAGGAGGATCAAGTAATCAACCTTACATTAAGACACCAATTAATGTAAATTTACCACCTGCTTTTAACTTTCTTGGCAGTGATTTTATATTGCGTGGAGGACCAATAGGTGCTCCATTGGCTACTGTTAATGATGTAGTTAGATTAACTAAGTATTTTGCAGACATAAAAACCCCATCAGGGTTATTATTCATTGCAAAACAAAATTTACTTTCTAGAACAGCAGTACGCACTCAAGCTAGTGGTAAATTAGTTAATGAAGACGTTTATACACCGCTGTCTACTCTAGCTCAGGCAGGAGTATCAGCTTTTGGTCTTCATTTAAATAAACAGGGATTAAACCCAATTCCTGGTGGGTTACGCTCACTACGTACCTATTCAGATGTAGTAACTGGTAATTCATCTGCTATAGCAGGAGCAATTAGTAATTTGTCTGCAGGAGCAGCTTCATTAACAGGAATTGCTGGAAATTTACTTGGAGGAGCTGCAAATCCATTAAGCTCACTCTCAAACAATAGATTAGTTGCGTTGTATGGAGTTAAAATAGATAATTCTAAAGCTTCATATTTAACTAATGGTCTTATAAGTGTTAGAGGAGATAATGTTAACTTAATAAGTTATCAAGGTGGTCCTGGTTCTTTTTTAGGTATAGGATTAACAAACATCCAGTTTGCAGATCAAAGAACAGGAGCAAATAATCCAAATTATGGAAAAAATTCTAACTATTTAGATGGATTAAATAATTCTTTAACTAATAGAGAAGATGAAGCATATATTTCTCAAATTCAAAATCCTATTGGTGTATCTGCTATTTATAAAAATTTAATACCTAGTTCTTTTACAAATCTAGAAACCAAAATAACTTCTCTTAAAACATCTCCTTTTTCTGGTTCTTCAATTAATCAATATGCTGCGGGGCTTGGGCCTCAAAACGTATATAGTTTTGCAAATAATAAATTTGGAACAGCTACTACTCTTGAAAGTATTGGTGGCGCGTATGTGTTTACTCAAAATGAATTAATTAATGAAAAGCCATACCAAAATAATATAATAACTAAACTTAAAGATTTTAGAGCTACAATAAGAAACAGAATAAAAGAAGATACTATTGCAGAAGGTGCGGCATCAATCATTTTATCTAACTCCCCCGATTACTCCAAATATAATATTGAAAACAGAATTAACCTAGGAGATCCAGGAAATAAATTTTCAAAAAATATAGCATCATATACTTTAGGATGGAATGGTGGGGGAAATGCTTCTCCTGATTCATATGATAAAATAGCATTAGTTCCATTATATACAAGTGAAAATGCTGATACTACTATAAAAGATTTAGTAAATTTTAGAATAGCAGCAATTAGTAATGATGATCCAACTCAAAAAACATATATACATTTTAGAGCATTTTTAGGTAGTATTAGTGACTCATATACTGGAAAATGGAATTCTTCAAGATATGTTGGAAGAGGTGAAGATTTTTATACTTACGATGGCTTTAGCAGAAAAATTTCATTATCGTTTACTATAGCAGCTCAATCAAAAATAGAATTAATTCCATTATATGAAAAATTAAATTATTTAATTTCTAATATGGCCCCAGATTACAGTAAAGTTGGTTATATGAGAGGACCTTTAGTAACATTAACTATTGGAGGATATATTTTAGAAATGCCTGGGTTTATAGAAGGAATGTCAATAGAAATAGGTGAAGAAACATCTTGGGAAATAGGAATTGATGATGCTGGAGAACCAGATACATCAGTAAAACAATTAGCTCATGTTATAAAAGTAAGTGGATTTAGCTTTACTCCAATTCATAGATTTGCTCCTAGAAAAGCAAATGTTAATAATTTATCTGCTACTAAATATATTTTAAATGAACTTCCACCTGATCCACCACCACCGTCACCCACACCAGAACCTGTTATTCCTGATCCGCCACCACTTCCAGATCCTAAACCAAAACCAAAACCAGTGCTACCACCACCACTTCAAGCTGTAACTACTTATCAAAGTGATAAAGCAACTCCTCCTCCTAATATGGGTAAATCAACATCTACCCCAGGTTCTGGAAATAATATCACTGGAAATACTGCTGGTCAAGGACCACAACTAGTATTAGATCCTAAAACTGGAAAATTAGTAATAAAATAATAATGAATCGCTATTCAAATATACCAACAATAAAAATAAATAAGAAATCTGTTTATAGAACAGTTCCC